TGGGCAATTGACAAGCTGGGAGTATCTCACCTATGGAGAGCCAATACAAGCCCTATGAGGCTTACATATTTGCCAACCGGGCAACAGATACTTTTTCGCGGCGCGGATGACCCGCTGAAAATCAAGTCTATTAAAGCCCCAAAAGGATATTTTAAATATCTGTGGTTCGAGGAGCTGAGCGAGTTTGAGGGGCCAGAAAAGATACGGAGTATTCAGCAGTCCGTTCTCCGTGGCGGCCCGAAATTCACAGTTTTTTACAGTTACAATCCTCCGAGGTCACAAAAAGCATGGGTAAATGACCCGACTGTATTTACAATGCCGGATATGGTGGAGAGCTGTACAACGTATCTGACGGTTCCGCGCGAATGGCTGGGTGAAAGGTTTTTTCTTGACGCGGAACACCTGAAAAAAGTCAAGCCGGAAGCCTATGAACACGAGTATATGGGAGTGGCTACCGGCACGGGCGGCGAGGTCTTTACCAACGTAACCATCCGCAAGATTACGGACGACGAAATCAGGGCAATGCCACGGCACAGATACGGGATTGACTGGGGCTTTGCTACAGACCCGTTTGTGTGGCTTGCTATGGGCTATGATCATAAACACCGTAGACTGTATATCTACGACGAGATTTACGGAGCTGGTATTAAGCTGTACAAGATAGCAGAGCTTATCCGCAAGCATGGTGGTGAGAGAGCGGACACTATCGCAGACAGCGAGGACGCACGGGCAAACGGGGAATTAAAAGCGCTGGGAATCCGTGTCCGGCCTGCCAAAAAAGGGCCAGGAAGCGTGGATTCCGGGACAAAATGGTTGCAAGACCTTGACGAGGTTATAATTGATGATACGAGATGCCCAAACGCAGCGCGGGAATTTTACGAGTACGAGTTAGATCGGGATGCCAAAGGCAATATCAAGCCGGAGTATCCAGACCGCGATAACCATTGTATCGACGCTGCACGCTACGGGTGCGAGGACGATATGCAGGCCAACGGCTGGGGCATTGCCCATATCAAATTTTAGGGGGGATTTTTATGTTGCAAATGACAGTGGAGCAGCTCAAAAGATACGGCTCTGAGGATATCAACGAGCTTGTCGGCCTTGTCAAGCCTATCCTGACGCACCGGGAAGAGCTTTACCACCGCTACCGCCGTAAAGATGACGATACGGCTATGATGCAGGCATTGCCCGGCGCAAATGGGGACAGGATAGCACCATTTGAATGGTACATTGTCAATATGGTGCAAGGCTATATCGGTGGCAAAGCCCCTAAGTATAGCATTGCAACTCCAACGGATTACGCAATGCAGAAGCGCGGCAAAGGCTTTTTACAGCGCTTCTTTTCGGCAGTCGGTGCAGACAAAACAGCCGACAAACTGGCTGATAAGCAAAAACAAGCATATGTAAAAAACTACTCTGAGGCACTGGACTACATCCAGCAGTACAACGACGATGCAGCTACATTTACGGAGCTAATCCATGATTATATTGTCTGCACTGCGGCATACCTGTACATTTACGAAAACGAGGATAACGAGATCGTTTATACCCGTCTGGACGCGCGGCAGACCGTAGGGATGTACGACTATTCTACTCCTGCTAAGCTGATCGGCCTTGTCCGGGCGTGGGAAGAAAAGGACACTGATGGCAGTATAATCAACGTCGCAGAGATTATCACGGACGAAAGCAGAACGAAATACCGCGATAGCCAGCTGGTGGAGCAGGAGACTTTGCGATGGGATGACGTGCCGGGAGTAGCATTTGACAATCCGGACGGCATAGCGGTATTTGAGCCTGCATTATCCTCCATCCGCACCTATGAGCAGGTTACCAACAACATTGCCAATATGACACAGTACAACGACACGGCAAAGCTGATTTTTAAAGGCTACACATTTGAGTCCGCGGAAATGATTACTGATCCTGACGACAGCACACGGGAAATTCCAAACCCGGCGCGTGCGGAGGAAGAAAGAGCAATTATGGATGCCGTTTGCCTTGCAGTAGAACAAGGTGGTGATATTTCATGGCTATTAAAAGATGTCAACTATGATGGTTTGATGTCTGTACTCAAAAATCAGCATGACCTTATCACAATGCTTACTGGCGTTCCAAACATGACGGACGAGGCGTTTTCAAGCGCTGATAATGCTTCCGCGCTGGGGTATAAACTATATGCGCTTGACCAGTACTGCGCGACCACAGACCGGGTTTTTAAAAAGGGGCTGCTCCGGCTGTGGGAGATTATCACAAGCCGACTAAATTTCAAAGGCGCTCAGTTTGATTTCCGCGATATCCAGATACAGCTTCAGCGCAATATCCCGACGGACAAAGATAAGAGCATAGATCGCGCTGTCCGGGCATACTCCGGAGGCCTTGTAAGCCAGGAGACGGCAATCAATATGTCAGGTCTTGATGTTGACGCAAAAGAAGAAATGGAGCGGCAGGAAGCAGAGCAGGAAGCTGACTACCAGAAATCCATGAAGCGGCAGCAGGAGAATCCGGACAACGATCAGGGCAACGAACCAGATGATGACGGAGAACCCTACGACGAGGATAACAAAAAGCAACAGACCCGGAATGCTTCTGAGCAAAAACCGGGGGGCAGCGTATGAAAGACGCCGATTGCATTACCCGCTATTGGCATTATGCTGACACGCAGGAGGATACTCTATCCGAGTACATAGACGGCCAGCAGTCCAGACTGTCGGATGAATTACAGGAGATTCTCGACCATTTCCAGAATATCCAGCTTACAGGCAATGTTACCAGAGCAGAAGTAAACCGCCTGCACCGGAAAATAGAGCAATGGCAGCGGTCCGGATACGATGTGGGAGAGTTTAAGCTCATCATGCGTGAATTAAACCACAGAGAGCGGATTAAGGGCGCCGATGTCTTGCTTGCCTATTTGTTTGCGACGTTTATTGGGCTTTACCAACCAATTATGGCGGAAACTCAAAAGATGTTTCTGGATGTATCGCAGGAGGCATACAAGCGCGAATTCAAATCGGCACAGAAAATTACCGGCAAAGGCCGCATGAACCCACCTGGAGAAAGCACGATCAAAGGATGGTTGAAAAGCCCGATTCCGTCCGGAGGAACGTTTAAAAATGATATGTACGCTGACGCGGCATACAGGGCACGGCAATTTCAAAAACTTATCAGTGCCGAAAAGCAGCAGACGAATATTCCGGGGAGGTTAGGCCAACGCCGCCCGCTTGATATTGACAACGAGCAGTATAAAAAGGCGCTCAAAATTCAGCGGAGCTGGATACTGCGGCGAAGTCAACACGGTGCAAACAAAGACAACCATTCCGGGCAGATTGATATGTACATGGCCTACGTCGTCTCGGAAACCGTCGTAAGGGCTTTTCAGGACGCAGGCGTTAAAAAATATCAGTTTATCGCCACAATTGATGATCGGACAACGGATGCCTGCCGGTCACGGCATCTAAAAATATACAACATGGCAGATATAAAAATTGGGATTAATGCTCCGCCAATTTATCCGCCATATCATCCCTGCCGGAGCATTATAACCGCAGTTGAATAGAGGGGGAATTCAAATGTACGTCAATCCTTTTGTAGCTGGTATTATCTGCACAATTCTTGCCGAAATTGCCATACTGTTTACCGCTTATGGCATTACCCACAGAAAAACAAAATAGGGCCATTATCCATCTACTTTTGATGTATTATTAAATAGGAGGGGATTATGAAAACATGCCCATATCATAATACGTTCGTCGAAACGCTTCATGAGGAAAACAATTGGAGCGAAGAGGGACATTGTACTGGAACAAATCGGAAAACAATGCAAAAGTTTATCCCTGAGCCTTGTACAGAGGAAGGATGTGCTGCATATTGGGACGGACATTGCCATTACAAAGAGTAGTTCCGCTTGTGGAGTACCGATGCCAGCACTGTGGCAAACTCCTTTTCCGGGCACCTCCGGGAGCCGTAATTGAAATCAAGTGTGACCGCCCGGGATGCAAAAAAGTAAATAGGTTTAACATTGATTCCGAACGTCTTGAACGTCAGTAATCCAAAAGGGTTATTGGCGTTCTTCTCGTTATATAAGCAATTTTTGCCGAGCGGGCGTAAAACGCAATATGCCGACGGGCGTAAAACGTGGAGGACTTGAACATGGATGAAACAAGCACTGAGCAAGATGAAACAAACACTGAGCAGCAGGAACAGCCTACGGAGCAAAAGCCCGATAAAGAGCAGCCTGAGCAGAAGCCAGAAAAGACTTTTACCCGTGACGATGTAAACCGCATGATTGCGGCAGAGAAGAAAAAAGAGCGGGAAGCCGTTGAGACTGAGTTTCAGAGCAAGCAGGCCGAAGCTGATAAACTCGCCAAAATGAAAGAGGACGAGCGCGTCAAGTATGAGAAGGAACAGGCCGAAAAAAAAGCGCAGGATGCTCTTTCTGAGCTGAACGCCTATAAGCTCAAAGACGAGGCTATCAAGGTTGCCAACACCGAAGGACTTCCGATTCAGTTTCTTGATCTGATTGACTTCAAGACAGCGACTGCGGAAAAGCTCAACGATACAATCGCGAACTTGTCCAAAACATTCAAGTCCGCAGTAGAAGAAGCTCTAAATGCCAAACTCAAACAGCCGTCGCCGGAAACGCACCATGACGGGAGCAAAACGACAAAGGCCGACTTTGACAAGATGAGCTACAAAGATCAGCTTGAATTCAAAGCAAAGTATCCTGATCTTTACAAAACCTTTATTTAAACAGGAGTGATTTTACATGGCAGATTTTCTTGGCTATCCTTTTGATCCGGAAATCTTTTTCCACAACTGGCAGAATGAGCCGGATCCCGTCCGGACAGAGCTACTGAAAAGCGGCGCAGTCGTGCATGACGGCACGATTCAAAGTCTGATTTCCAACGGCAGTGACGCCTATACTATTCCGTTTTACAACACAATTGACGGCGACCCGGATAACTATGACGGGCAGACAGACATCAATTCCACAGAGCCTACCGGCAATGCTCAGTCGGGCATTGTATTTGGCCGCGCGAAAGGCTTTACAGCCCGCGATTTTATCAAGGACTACAATTCCGGTGCAGACCCGATGCGGCAGATCACGTCGCAGATTGCGCAATACTGGAACAAGCGCAGGCAGGCTTATCTTATCAACATTCTTACCGCAATTTTCGGCATCAGCGGCGCGGAATGGGCAAAACACACGCTCAAACTTGCAGCGGATTCCGGTTCCGTCGTAGATGCTAACAAGATCGGCGAAACGTCCGTAAATGATGTTACGGTTCAGGCCGTGGGCGACAATGCGGGAATTTTCTCCCTTGCAGTAATGCACTCGGTTGTTGCAAACCGCCTTGCAAACCTTGACCTGCTGGAATATCGGAAGTACACCGACGCTCAGGGCATCCAGCGCCAGATGCGCGTTGCGGACATCAACGGTCTAACAGTTCTCGTTGATGATGGCGTTCCCGTGGCAGACAGCACTATTGAGGGTGCGAAAGAGTACACAACTTATGTACTTGGCAACGGCACCATTCGCACGGCTGCGGCACCCGTTGATGTTCCGTCGGAAGTCGCACGTGACGCGGGAAAGAACGGCGGCCAGAACACGCTTTATACCAGGATTCGTGAAACTATCCATCCGAATGGCTTCTCATTCAAGAAACCCTCCACTGGTTATACTTCCAGCCCGACGGACGCACAGCTAGGAAACACTTCCAACTGGAGTATCGTAGGCAAGCCAAAGAGCATTGCAATTGCACGAATTATTTCCAACGGCTGAGAAAGGGGCAATATTGTGGACAGAGAATCTGAACTTGCAAAGGTTTACCGGCAGCTGCCGGATGTTACGGATGATGACAAGCTGATTATTGGTGACCTGTATGACGACTGCTACAATATCGCCCTTGAAAAGTCGAACCGTAAGGCAGGGCAGGAAACGCCCGCCCTGCTTGCGATCATTCGCGGCACAACGATATCGGCCTACAACAAGCGCGGCGATGAAGGAATGACCGGCAGTACGACGGGCGGCCAGAAATTCAGCTACCAGAATTTAGAGGATCAACTTACAAAGCGGATCCTCGGAGCAAATTTGAGGTTGTTCAGACTATGAGACGGCAGACGATTACAACCATCTACGTTGCTACCTACATTTCCAAAAAAGAACATGGTGTTACCGTAGGCGGTTATTCTAACCTCCGTGCCGTAAAGCTGAACGCGCAGACAGATTACTCCGACCTCGATATGCAGGAGTACGGCCAGACCGTGAATGAAATGATCAAGCTCCGTTCCAATCAACTTCCGGATATTGCAAAGGGAGATTACATCTATTTCACAAAGCCGGAAAAAAAAGGAACATTTGAAGTTGGAGGCATTACCTATGACGATTACGGGGCAGGAGAGTATCAAGTTAAAAGTGTAAGCCCGTCCTTTATGGGCGTGAAAACAGTCCGGAACCCGACGCTGATTGAAGCGCAGAAAGTGACAGGAGGATGAAGCATGATAAAAAGTCCGGAACTCCATAATGTTATGATTTATTCGCAGTCGCCCTATGCTACGGTTGCAGTTGACGGAAAGCAAATTAACGGAGTATGCTCCGTCCATTTCAGTGCAGAAGCCGGAAAGACTTGCATGGTTACACTGAAACTTCTTACGAACCATGTTACTATCAAGGGAAAAGCCGCCGTGCAGACGAACCGGAACGCTGAAAAAGGCAATCAGCTCAAACGCGGGGATAAAATCTTTCAGGTTGTGTCTGCCGACGACGAAATCTTTGTCATTGGTGAAGTACATGGAGCCTCTGTAGATTATGACAATCTGGAAGCCCACCCGAATGACACCAGCGTAAATACGCTGAAAAAACTTAATTTTGAGTGCGTGTAAGGAGAACAACATGAATACTATCAAAAACAGTAGGGCGCTTGACCGTGCAAAAGAGGGAAGACGCCCTCCTCACCATAGCAAATCAAAGCACAAGAATGGAGGCCATAAAAAATGAAAAATCTGTTTATTTCCCAGCCCATGCATGGAAAGTCCGACGAAGAAATCCTTTCTGAGCGTAAAAAGGCAATCAGAACAGCAGAAAATTCATTGGGCGAACCGGTAAAAGTTTTGGAATCGTTTTCCCAGAATTTTAATGGAAAGCCGCTTCAATTTTTGGCAAAGAACATAGGACTGTTGGCACAGGCAGATGTAGCTTATTTTGCTCCCGGGTGGGAATCGGCCCGCGGCTGCAAAATTGAGCATGAATGTGCTGTGCAGTACGGCATAACCAGGATTGAGTAAAAGTGGGATTTTTTCTGTCGAAGTAAAAGGTGCGGATCACCTTGACCAGATGCTGAGCCTTATTACCGACAATCTTCCGGGGGCTGTGGAAGTCGGGATGGAAAAAGCACTAAACGATACTGGAATATCGGCTATGCGTCTTGCTCCGGGTCCAGTAAAGAAATCCATCCGGTATGAAATTCTAGGCAGCAGCGGTGATACGATCACTGGCCGGGTGTTTACCGATACATCCATTACAGCGTTTGCCCCATATGTGGAGTTTGGCACCGGAATAAAGGTAGACAATGAGGGCGTAGACGATGCCATCCGATTAAAGCGTGCAAAGAAAATACCCTGGTATATTCATGTTTCAATGGTTCCTGCGTCGTTTGCTAAGTACGGCTATCCGCTTGTTGTCGGCATGAACGGCGAAAAGTACTGGGAGGTTGACGGGATGTATCCACGTCCATATTTGAAACCGGCAGCATTCCAAAACAGGGAAAAGAGCGCACAAACTATTGCGGAAACAATTGGTGACATGATTCGGGAGGCGTCAGGCTATGAATCTGTATGAAATCAATACAGAGCTTATTACGCAGATGGTTGTGGATAAGGCCGCAGAAGTCCCAGAGATTGGGCAGGATGGCGTGATGCTGACTAATCCAAACAGCGAAGCACGTTTCCCAGCTTGTGTCGTTCAGCCCCCCATAGAGCGCCCATCAGGCACTGCGGCCTATGACCTTTCCTTTACCGTAGAAGTTTGGGCAGCAGATCAATATTCGGCGCTGCGGATTCTTGACGAAGTAAGAATCAAACTGGAAGAATACAATCTTGCTTTGACCGGGAGTACGCCTCTTTTCTATGATGAAGCCACAAACAAATGGCGGTACGGAGGATATTTTGAAGTCCGCTGGAACGCCATTACAAACGCATTTGAACAAAATCAAGGAGTGATTACTTATGGCACAGTATAGTGCAACCTTAACCCCGCCTAAAACCAGCAGCGGGACAGAACTCTGGTATTCCGAAAAGGAAACTCCAACGACGGCATCCGATCTAATCCAGATTTTTCTTGTACAGGAAGTCCCCACGCTAAAATCCGCGCCGGAAGCAGTAACTTATTCATGCTTGGAAAGCCCGAATGAAGGTACAGCACGCGGCGTCGCAAAAGCTGAATCGCTTAAAGTCCCCGTTCTCTATTCGGAACAGCAGCATGATGCTTTAAAGGCACTTTCCGATGCAAACAAACAGCTTTATTTCTGGGTAAAATTACCAGACGAAACAGCAACAGAATCCGGGAAGCCCCTTACTTTCAAGTTCTCTGGAACAATCTATCTGGCAAATGATACTGTGTCCCTGAACGGAATCATTCAGGATAACCTCACAATTTACCGTGATATGAATGTTTCAGAGCAGAAAGGGCTCCCGACCGTATCTTAAACCATATCCCCGGCCATCCGCCGGGGAATATCTTATAAAAACAGGAGGGCAATATGATTACTACTGCAAGTGGGAAAGAACTGGAACTGCATTTCAAAACACGTTTGATGGAACATTTTGAGGAACGCTTTAAAATCAAGGACACCATGAAATTCTGGAAAGAAGCCGCGAACGGTCCTTCCATAAAAGTCCTTGAAGTCGCATTGACTACGTTCTCGGATGGTACTATCAAAGACGTAAACGAAGCCGCAGATTTCATTGACGATTACACTGCGCAGGACGGGAAAACCGTTTACACTCTGTATGAAGAGATTATTCAGGAGATCAACGACAAGGGTTTTTTCAAGGAGAAGCTGACAGCCGACAAGCTGGAAGCGGAACTGAAATCTCCAATTCTGGATATGGAAGCAATCGTGAACAAAGCCCTCTCAGAGATCGGCAAAGAGTATCTTTCCGAAACTGGACCGACAGTATCGAAGAAAGCCGATCTGTCGCTTATCAAGTCGGAATAACCCCACTCGAATTTGCAGAAATGACGCCGCGCGATATATCGGAATGTGTAAGTGCAAGGCAGGACGCGGAAGAAGAAAGATACAAAATGAAAGCCAGACTATTTGACTTTGTTGGAATAAAGATAATAGCTGGCAGACGCCTTAAAAATCCAAAAGACATTACGCTTCACGATTACTTCCCCCAATTATTCAAAGCAGACGGTAGTTCAGCGGCACCGACAAATATGTCACCGGCAGCAAAACAAAAAATCGCCGTAAAGAGATGGAAAGAGTTTCTCGGCGTATAAAAATAAGAACGTCATTGAACGTCACCCGAAAGGATGGCGCTCTATTTTTTTAGGAGTGATGATATGGGCCCGGTAACAGTAGAGGAAATCGAAATCCTTGTAAAAGCGAATATCAAAGATGCGCTGGCCGGGATGGCAAAGCTCCGTGAGCAGGCTAAGGACACATTTTCTGCCCAACTTCCGAATGTTCAATCACAAACTGCGGCAATTAAGCAGGCATCCGAACAGATCAACCGCGTTGTTTCTCAAAACTCAAAAAGCATTCAAGACGCTGCACAGCAGATTAAGGACGCCATAAAAGAAATTAGCAGCAATGCACAGTCGGCAGCAGAAAGCGCCGAAAAATCGGCAGAATCATCTACCACAGGCTTTAAAAAAGCGCGTTCAGGCGCTCAGGCACTTGAAAAAGAGATCAGCAAAGTAAAAGCCGAAATGGATAAAATAGCAAATTCCCATATTGATAAACTTTCTGATTTTTACAAGAAAGACCCGGAACTTCTTGAACAGGCAAAAAATGCTTTGCTTGGCACCGACGAAGAATACCAAAAACTTGCGGTAAAGCTGGATATATTAAACGACAAATTGCTTCAATACAAAACCCGCACTCAGGAAGTAAAAGAGGCAACGGAAAATGCAGCCCGGGCAAAAATGCTGCCTTTATACAGCGCCGCGCCGCAGAGAGAAGAAAGCGCTCCAAAAGTTTCACCCAGCACACCCTCGGAAGTGCCCAATACTTCTCGCTTCCAAAGATTTATGGCACAATTTTATGCGTCTCTCAACAACGTAAAGTCTGCACTCGGACAGATAGGCATTCATGGCAAAGAAAGTTTTGGAAAAGTAGAAACAGCCGCGAACTCAGCAACAAACGCAACAAAGAAATATGGCAATTATGGTAGTGAGAGCGCACACAAAGTCGAAACGGCCACAAAGTCAGCTACGCGCTCAGCAAAGAAATACGGAGACCAATTACAGCGTTCTGCTAAAAAAGGCACAAACGGATTTTCACGGCTACTGAACATATTGAAGCGTGTCATACTATTTTCGATTGCTTACCGTGCCTTTGAACAAGTAATAGAAGGTGTAAAAACCGGAATTAATGATATGGCATGGGCGACTAACAGCGCAAACGCGGCTATGTCAAGGCTGGCTACAAGCTCCCTTTATCTCAAAAACAGTTTTGCAACCGCGGTAATGCCTCTTATACAGGCAATCACTCCGGCAATCACTCAGCTGATAAACAAACTGGCAGAACTGTTTAATTGGATAGGAATGCTGAACGCCCGTATTTTTGGCGGCGCGTCAACTGTTGTTGTGGCAAAAAAAGCGTCTGTTGATTATGCAGGTACTCTTGGCAAAACCGCCTATAAGGCAAAGCAGGCAGCGAATGCGGAAAAAGAAGCTGCAAAGGCCGCGAAAGAAGCCGCAGATGCAAATAAAGGCTCTCTGGCAGATTTTGATGAACTGGATGTAATCCAGACTAAGAAATCAAGCACATCATCAACGGCTGCAACACCTGAAACCGCTTCAGACGCAGGGGAAGGGATGCCGGCCTATGAGGATATGTTTGAAACCAAAAAAATTCCTTCAGACTTGGCGTCTCTTGGCGACAAGATCAAAACGGAACTCGCAAAATGGAGAGAATACGCGCAGCCTACTATTGATGCCTTTAAACTGTTAGCCGTGTCCTTAGAGCCGCTTAAAACTTTTGTGGCTAAAGGCTTTGAGGACTTCTACAATGATTACCTTGTACCACTTGGAAAATGGACACTTGGGACTGGACTTCCGGGGCTTCTCCAGATTCTTACTCGATTTAACCTTGATGTAAACTGGAGCGCCATTAATAAGGGCATAGACGATATATGGAAAGCCCTTGAACCGTTTGCAGAACACGTTGGAGAAGGCCTCCTCTGGTTCCTAGATCATGTGTTGGAGCCTGTCGGCGAATGGTGTATGAATACCGTTGTTCCGAAAATACTTGATATTATTGCCACGTCTATTAAAATTATTGATGACGCTATTGAAACCGTAAAACCAGTATTTGTGTGGTTTTGGAACAACTTTTTGCAACCAATGGGAGAATGGACAGGAGGAGTTGTTGCCAGCGCCCTACAAACGATTGCAGACGCTTTACACGCGCTTGACGATGTTTTAAAAGGGGATTTACCAAAAGCGGCAGAAGATGGCAAAAAAGCCCTGAACGATTTATGGAATTTAGTCGGCTCTATATTCGGAGAGGGCGGAAGTTCCATTCAGCTTACAGCTTTTAGCAACAAAGTAAGTGAATCCACCCAAAGAGCAATGAAAGCATTTAACGCTCTGTCTGAAAGCGCCGATAAGGATCTGAAACAGCTTGAATGGTCCGGAGATAAGGTCACAAAAGATATGGCCGATAAAATCAATAAGAACATTCAGGGGATGGCCGATCAAACCATTGCCGGTTTTAAGAGGCAGCGTGATGAAAGTATCAGCACGATTCAAGACCTTTCTTCCATTACCGGCGGCCTTTCTAAACAGGAAGCCGACGAAATTATAAAAAATGTCAACGAAGGGTACGACAAACGGGTTAAATCTGAGCAGGACGGGCAGGACAAAATCAAAAAAATTCTTGATACTGCGTCCAGCGAACACCGGGGCCTTACAAAGAATGAATCAGACCAGATCAACAAAATTAAGAGCCAGATGTACGATAATGGCGTAAAAGCATTATCCAAAAATCAGGTTGAAGAACAAGCCATTTATGATAATATGCGGGTCAACCATACCAAACTGAGCGCGCAGGAAGCCGCCGATGTAGTCAAAAACTCAAAAACAACAACTGATAAAGTCATTGCAGACGCGAACAAGCAATACAATGACCGGGTCGCTGCGATTATCAGGGAGCGTGACGAAACCCATACTATTTCTTCTGATCAAGCGGATAAACTGATTAAGGCAGCAGACAAAGAACGTGACGGAAAGGTTAAAGCGGCTGAAGATGGGCATCAAAAAGTCGTAGCCGAAGCTAAAAAACAATCCGGTGATTTAGTTGATCAGGTTGATTGGCAGAACGGCACAGTAAAATCAAAATGGGATATATTTTCTGAAGACCTTCAAAAATCCATAAAGACAAAATGGGCTGAAACCAAAAAGTGGTGGGAAAATTCTGCCATTGTAAAATGGTGGAATGATGATGTTGCCCCTTGGTTCACAAAGAAAAAATGGCAGGATGAATTTGAACACGTTCAGCAGGCCGCAAAGGCAAAATGGGATGAAATCAAAAAATGGTGGGATGGCACTGCCATTGTAAAATGGTGGAACGGCAGCGTTGCCCCTTGGTTCACAAAGAAAAAATGGACTGACATGATGGCCGGTGTAAAAGATGCTTTTAAGAGCATATTCAAAGACGCTGCCAATACTGCAATTGGAATGTTAGACAAAGTGATAGACGCAATAAATTGGGTTATCAGTGGACTAAACAAGATCCATATTTCTACGCCAGAATGGGCGCCCGGAGGAAGTAAAACCTTCGGAGTAAATATTCCGCATATTAAAGCTATTCCAAAATTGGCTACTGGTGGTGTGCTAAAGCAATCAACGCTTGTCAATGTAGCCGAATATGCAGGTGCCGCACAGAACCCGGAAATCGTAGCTCCACAAAATATCATGAAAGAAACCGTGGAAGACGCGAACGGTCCGTTTGCGGCAGAAATTCTAAACGAATTGGAAGCGTTGCGCGGCTCCATTGTTTCTGCAATTATGAGCAAAGACCTTAGCCTTAGTATTGATTCTACGCAGCTTGACAGGGCAGCACGCCCGGCAAGGGAAGCAGAAGATCAAAGAATTGGAAAAGCCCTTTTCGGCATATAAAGAATACCGCTTTTCGATAAGAAAGGCGGTATTTCATATTTAAAATTTTGTTGAAGCATGATATAATCTAAGAAAAGGGGGAATTTCCATGAAAAAAGCAGCATGCGCCATATTGAGCATTGCACTTGTATTTAGTTTATCCGCCTGCCAAAGTAAGGCAAAGCCAGAGGATACCGTAAAAGGGTACTTTGAAGCGGAAAAAGCATCCGATACAACGAAAGCAAGTACCTTTGTCAATCCAAAGAATGCAAGCTCCGAAGCGTCGTCGCCCGCAGCATCAGACAGTGAAGAAGCAGACCTAGAAAAAGACCTAATTGACTATTTAAAGGGAAACAACAAAAAAGTAGAATATACCATTAAAAGCACTGATGAAAAAGATAGTTCTGCGACTGTTACAGTAGATTGCAAATTTGTTGATGCAGCGCCAATGTTTAAAGATTCTATAACGGATTATATTTCAAAAGCCTTTGCAAAAGCATTTACAGATTCGGCGAGTTCTGATGATTCAGAAAAAGAAATTACAAAATTGATGAAGAGCAGAATCAAAACTACAAAAGAGACATTTGCCAGCAAAACAATTAAAGTAAACTGTGTAAAGATTGATGAAAAATGGTACATTGATAAAGTAAATGATGATTTACAAAATGTGTTTTCATCAAATTTAGTCAACGCCGGAAACGAGATTTCTAAATCATTCGGCGGAACAGGCTCTTCCAGAAGTGCATCATCTTCAGCTGAATCTTCGAAAGAAAAACTAAACGAAATTAGTGACTATATTACTGATGATATCTGGAACAAAGGATTTTGCGATATTGACAGTTACGTAAAGACAGGCAAAAGCTCAACGGGAGAATCGCTGGATATTGATTTCACTCTCCAGCAGTTGGACAGTTCCATGAAGAAAAAAGCTGATTATGATTCGTATGTTTCCAAACTTGATGACAGCAAATATTCAAGCATTAAAAGCATATGGACAAAGCTGTCCGGCGAAACTGATTCGCTGTACAAAAATGTCAAGGCAAAAAAACCGGTGGCGAATAGCAGCTCAACATTCGATACAGGAAAGTTTGAACAATATATGCAGGCTTTCTCAGATGCAGCAGATAAACTAGAATAATTAAACTCTCCATTTATATCCGCACGTCTGACATACGGCATACGTGCGGGTTTTGCTTCCCTTTTTAAGTAGTGGAATAAATAATAGAATAATTCCAACAGTTACAATAGCAAGGATTACCCAAAGAGTAGACATTAAACAGCCTCTCTTTTTCTCTTCAGCTACAGCCTGTACGATTACATCAGTGCTATGACATTTAGGGCACACCATAAATTATCATTCCTTTCGTAAACAATATATCATATTTTTGCTGATGATTAAAGAGCAGCTATTTAAAATAGGGCCATTATCCATTTGCAAATGAACTATAATATAAATAAGGTGTAGAACGTCATTGAACGTCATCCTTTCAGGGTGGCGCTCTTTTTTATTTTGGAGGTGATAGCGTGGCGTATGTGTATAAAGGCCTTTTACAGATCAACGGGACATGGATTCCGACCCCGGCCACGCTGGAATATTCCATTGAAGATCTTGACACGGACGGATTTCAATCGACCGACGGGACGGTCCACCGGAACCGTGTCGGTAAACGTGGGAAGCTGACCTGCACATGGAGCATTGTTCCTGACACGGAAGAATACTCTAAATTTTGGGATCTTCTCGATAATCTTCCACAGTTTTTTCCGGTAAACTTCCCGTATCCGGACGGTACGCGGAAAACGCTTTCCATGTATCGTGGAAATCCTTTATCGGCTACGATGCGGTCTTATTACAGCGAAGGAACCCACAAGATTTCAAAATGGAAAGACACGAAATGTAATTTTATTGAGCAATATGCGCGGAAATATTGAGGTGGGATAAATGATTCCTGTTTCTGAAAATTATTATCCTGCGGCGGAAGCTGCGGAACGTACGTGGCGCGGATGGGTTTCTTTTGGCCTATTTGACGTTACCGCAAAGGGAGACGCCACAGCATCCGCAGAAAGCCAGGGCTTTGCCCCTGCGCAAAATGCAGTTGATTCCATTGACAAGGCTCCGGTGTATGGAACGTGTGAAAAAGACCAGTTTAAAGTTGACGGCAGCATGGAACTTTTCCCGGAGAACACGTTCGGAATAAATTTCGGATGGTGGAGTAAAAAATTGTCCGGAGAAGATGGAACATTTGCAAGCAACCCATCCGTCACATTTTCTTTTGCAAAACTCCATAGCTCAATCGGATTTACGCTTACATTTTCAGAACCCATTTTTGAGATTTCGGCATCCGCATACAACAGCGACACATTGATCGGGACAAAAGATTTTACCGTGGATTCGACAAAAATTAAGCTTAATTTTCCGGTGGAAAATTATAACAAGCTCATATTTGAAATAAAAAAAGTTCTTCCTTACCATTATGCGAAACTGTTAGAAATTGATTTTGGGATCGAATACAAATACAGTGACGAATTGCAAAATCTTTTAAACTTTGATGTACTGGAAGAAATAGACCTGACAAGCAATAAGGTTTCCAGCAACTCCATGACGGTAACGCTGAACAATATGGATCAGCGATTCAATATGTTCAATCCGCAAAATGAAGTTCGATTTTTGCAGGAGCGGCAGGAGCTTACAGAAGGTGCCGATCTACTTGTAAATGGGGAATGGGAATCGGTTCCGCTCGGCAAACACTATTTAAGCAAATGGGAATCCCCGTCGCAAAATACAACGAAATTCACGGCTTATGGCATCCTTTCCCTAATGACAGGAACCTATTATAAGTCTCGAATGTATTCCGCAGAGCGCGGGGAAGTTGTGCTGACGGAGCTTTTTGCTGCTGCCGGGTGCTATGACGAATTGGGCAATCCTTTATTTTATATTCACCCGAATATCCGCGACGTAACTTTGACCGGGTATATCGCCCCAATGAGCTTCAAGGACGCTTTACAGCGCATTGCCTTTGCCTTAGGGGCAGTCATAAAAGTAAACCGGTATGGCAAAATCCTTGTTTACCGGGCGACAGAAGAAACGCGGAATGCCATTGTATTGGATAAAAACACTATTTACCGAAGCCACTCTATTATGGGCACTTTTTCATGCGGACAGGGAATCATTCTTGCAAAAGAGCAGGAACCGCTCCCAAACCCTGCGGTAATAGACCGCTCCCTTTATCAAAGCCCAAAAACGGCGCTTGGAAAATACTACAATCAGGTAAACGTGCAGGAATATGAGTGGGCTCCGAAAGACACGACGGATAAACTCTATGAAGGAACCGTTTCTGGGGACACAGTTATTACCTTTTCTTCTTATCCAGCAACGAGCGTTTCTATTTCCGGCACTTATGAAAGCGCTGAAATATATGCCTGCGCCTGTGCTTTACACGGCGCAAGCGGAAAGATTACCATTACCGGGAAAGTATATCAATCATCCTCAAAGACTGTATCGGCAAAGCTCCCGGACGCCGTACAGAGCGTTACTCCGAATTCTCTTGACGTGAAAGACATTACGCTGATTGGGCAGGTCGATACGGCAGAGTATATAGCCGAATGGGTTCTTGAACAGCTTCAAAAGCGCACGACGCAATCGTTCAAATGGTGGATAAACCCTGCCGTAGAGGCGTCCGACTTTGTGAGCGTTGAAAATGTATTCGGAGAGTACGGAGAGGCGCAGATCAAAAAAATGCACTTTACTTATGACGGCGGCCTTTCCGGAGACAGTGAGGTGGCAGAATGATATGGACAAAGCCTAAAACATGGGAAAGCACGGACATGATCAACATTTCGGATTGGCAGAGAATTGAAGATAATACAAAGCTCATTTCAGATTTTTATGATGCAGTGACGCAGTTCAAGACATGGCAGCATACAGACTTCCCAAAGTCCAGCGAAGTTTTAAGGATGGAAAGCAATATTAACGCAGTCCTAAAAAAATGGGAAAAATCCTTTTCCGGTACGAAAATCGAGATGGATAATATCTTTCCAGGCACACTTTCAAGCCTAATCATTTTCGGAAAAACTCTCGAAATTGGTTCTGGCGAAAAGTCACCGGATAATCCATATACATTTCAGCCTACAAAATCCGTTACAGTAAAGAGTGGAACATTAGAGCAAACATACGCCGTTGACAAAGATGGACTTCCAGATGGCACATCAGACAGCTGTAGTGGTATAGTGAACTTGTAACACTCCTGCCTAATGGATTACAATATCTACTTAGAAAAGGAGAACGCCATGC